CAACATTTAGTAATTTTCAATTCTTAGTACCTGATTACAATACATTTACTGGTGCGTTCCAAGTAACATCTATTGAATACAGTGGTACTTATAATGATTCAGTTCAATATTCTATGAGCTTTGAATCTGCTGGTGCAGTAACAATAGCGACAGTCTAATATGTGGATTGAAAAGAAAATATCTATTAATGAAAAGGAACATACTTGCCTTGTCAATGGCAATGAAATTGAAATTCCTTTTTTTAAAGGATATGAGAACACTCTTGAAGTAACTATTGATGGAAAAACATCACCTGTATTATCTTTGAATAATGTGGGTGATAGAGATGAAACGATTAAAATTGAGGTAAAAATAAATGAGTCCAAGTCAAATAAGAGCAGAGAAACTACTAAACTTTCCAAATAATGTAGACTACAAAGCTAAAATGACACTTGATGTTGTTATGAGCATTGAGTCTGCATTAGGTAAATCTATCATGAAAGTTGCTACAAAATTATCTGAGGCAGATGTGCCTATGAATGATGTTTTAATTATCTTAACTCTAGCGATCAGAGGTGGTGGTAATGATATAAAAGATAATGATGTCAAAGCACTTATTAATCAGATGGGTTTAGTTGATGCTATAAAAATGTGTGGTGATTTATTAGCATTAGCGTTAAGTAGTGGTGATGAGATAGATCAAAAAAAAAGCGAATTATAGATAACGATAATTATGAGTTGCCACTAGAAAGGTGGATTCAAGTCTGTATAGGAATGATGGGTATTCAACCATCAGAATTTTACAATATGTCAATAGCAGAAATTACACTAGCCATTGATGGTTTCAAAGAATATAATACTGGTAAGCAATCATCTACAATGAATAAAGATGAATTAGCAGAATTAATGGAAAGATACCCTGATAATTAAATATGGCAACAGAATTAGATAAACTGATAGTAAAGATTGAGGCAGACTTAGGCGACCTTAAAAAAGGTATGGCTCAAGCTAATAAAGAAGTCAAAAATTCTAGTAAAAAAATGCAAGGCTCATTTAAGAATCTTGCTACTTCAATGTCTAAAATAGGCTCACGAGCATTAAAACTTGGTGGCATTTTAGGTGGTGTTTTTGGTGCAATCGCAATCAAAAGCATAGCTGATACTGGTATTCAAATTGAAAATTTACAAGTTAGATTAAAACTTTTATTTGGTAGTGCTGAAGAGGGCGCAAAAGCATTTGATGAAATGGTAAAATTTGCATCTAAAGTTCCATTTCAATTACAAGAAATTCAACAAGCATCAGGAAATTTAGCAGTAGTTTCTTCTGATGCAGAAGAACTTGCTGAGATGTTACAGATCACTGGTAATGTTGCATCTGCAACAGGTCTGAGTTTCCAACAAACTGCCGAGCAAATTCAGAGGTCTTTTGCTGGTGGTATTGCCAGTGCTGATGTATTTAGGGAACGAGGCGTTAGAGCAATGCTTGGTTTTGAGGCAGGAGTAACTGTTTCTGTAAATGACACAATAACAAGGTTTAAAGAAGTATTTGGTGAGGGTGGTGAGTTTGGTGAGGCAACAAACGAATTTGCTAAAACGCTTACTGGTACATTATCAATGCTACAAGATAAATTATTTACATTTAAAAAAGCAATCGCTGATGCTTGGTTTGGTGAATTAAAAAAACAATTTGGCAATCTAAATGATGCGTTAGCAGATAATGAAAAAAGAATTAAAGAATTTGGTAGAGAAGTTGGTCAAAGTTTATCTGATATTACTGTATCAGTGATTGAGAATTTTGAAAAAATTACAGTAGCAATTAAAGCATTCGGTGCGTTTATTGCTGGTTCTGTCTTAGCAACTATAGTTATGAATTTTACTAAATTCCACGCTATGTTTATAGCTGGTGTAGTTATTATTAATGACTATATAGATATGATGGATAAATACAGAAAGAGATTAAAAGATCAAGAAGAGGCTCAAGTAAAAAGTAATATCACAGTTGAAGAGGCACTTTTTTTAATTAATGTAATGGCAAAAGGAATTCAAAAACAAACTGAAATAGTTAAAAAAAATGTTAAAGATACAAATACACAAATAGTAACTTTTGCACAATTAGTTGAAATAACTGATTCAGTAAAAGAAACTTTCCAAGATGCAGGTGAGTCTATATCAGAGGCTTTTGGTGATTCTATTGCTAAAGGAGAAGATTTTAAAGATGCAATGAAGTCTATATTTCAAAATGTTGTAGCTGAAATTGTTGCTACTATAACTCAGATGTTAATTATGAAACCAATTATTGAATCATTGACTGGAGCTTTAGATACATATATAGGTAAGCAACGAGAGGCAGAAAAATCAAGATCAGGTGGTGGTGGATTTGATTTGGGTAGTGTTGTTGGGAGTTCAATAGCCTCATTGATGGGATTTGCTAAAGGTGGATTTACAGGTGGTTCAAATCCAATAATGGTTGGAGAAAAAGGAGCTGAAGTTTTTGTACCTAGAACTGCTGGAAATATAATACCTAACAATCAATTAGGTGGTGGTGGTTCAATAGTTATAAACCAATCTTTAAATTTTGCGACAGGTGTCGTTCCAACTGTTAGGGCAGAGGTGATGAACCTAATGCCTCAAATTAAGCAAGAAACTGTATCTGCTGTTGGTGAGGCAAGGAGTCGTGGTGGCAGTTTTGCTAGGACATTTGGTGCATAATGACTCAACCTAGTTATCCTTTAACAATGCCTACTAGTCCAAACTTTACAACAAGTGAATGGGTTATAACTCGTTCTATTTCTGTTACGACCAGTCCATTTACTTATGCTCAACAATCAGCAGAACATGGTGGTTCAATGTGGACTACTACAGTTACCTTACCACCCATGAATAGAGAACAAGCAGTTCAATGGCAGGTATTTTTTATGCAGTTGCATGGTAGATTTGGAACATTTGCTATTGGCGACCCTGATGCTAAAACGATCAGAGGTGGATTAACCTCTACAATTAATGTCAATGGCGCACATTCTGTAGGCGCATATAGTATTGCTATTGAGGGCGCTAATGCTAGTACCCTGATATTTAAGGTTGGTGATTACATACAGTTTGGTTCAGGTGCTACTCAAAAACTACATATGGTTACAGCAAACTGCACTTCTAATGGAAGTGGACAAGCTACAGTAGAGATAGAGCCACCATTAAAAAGTGCTTTAGCCAATGATTCAGCTATTATCTATGATAGCGCTAAAGCTATTATGAGAATGGATAGCAATGATCTAATGTGGAACGCAAACAAAGTATCTCTTTATGGTATATCTTTTAGTTGCTCTGAGGCTCTCTAATAGCTCGTTTTTGACCATTTTATTATAAATGGCTAACAATATACCCTATTTTGTTTTTCCCTCTATATAATACTCAGCAAACTGTTTACCATCAGGATTCGATATCATTCTTGTCACAATCTTATATCCATCTGATCTAAGGTTATTTATTCTACTGGCTAACCTAAAACAACCATATTTAGATAATGCTATCATTGGGTTTATTTTCTTACCTTTCAGCAAGTCTTTTAATATTTTCTCATTTTGTGATTTCATTCTTTCTCGTTTACCTCTGTTATAAGTTTATTCAAATACCACCGAGCCTTTTTTAAATCCTCAATGCCATTCTTTGTTTTATACCTAGAAATATATTTAATTATATTGCCCTCTAGGAAATTCATCTTCTGATCTAAAATAAAATCACTCACCTCAATCCTACCTTGATTATAGTGATTGGGTTTATTAATTAAATCTTCATCATCATCAAATGGGCTATTAGACATTTTTTCTCTCTTTTAATCTTGTATAGTAATCAGCTACATCAGAATCAGACTGGTAATCTTTCTCGTTGTAGTTTTCTTTTGGTAGTTTCCCACCTTTGTATAAGATACATCTGTTCCTGCACTCGTTTATAATTTTATCAAAATCCATAATTTTGCTCCTTTATAATAATTTTTTTATTAACATTACACCATAATGGGTTATAGGTCAAACCCATTATGTGTATTTATTGATTTGGTTGGTGATTTGATTTTATTTATTTACACTATAATAAAGTATTTCTTCATATAATGATTTCCAAGAATAGTGTTCGTGGTCTGCACTACACCATTCCTCGTTATGCTCATTATCCCAATGTTCATCATTCACTTGAAATATTTTACATGGAAAGAATTTTTGTTCTCCACCATATTCGTAAAATGGGTCAAGCTCAATATTAGGATTAAGCTCAAGCAACCTTTCAGCTTTTTGTTTATAAGATTCTATCTTATAACCTTTGGCTCTAGGTTTAGCAACAATGCCATTGGCAACTTTCTTCTTGTAGTATTTTAATTGTTTAGAATACTTCTTGATGAAAGTATTTGCCTTTTTGATTTTCTTTTCCCAAGAAATTATATTTTTCTCAAGTCTGTCAATCATCAAAGCATCTTTGTTGACTTCAACTTTTGTTTTGGTCGCCTTTATCAAAGCACCCAAGTGCCACTTATGTTTATAAGCATATTCAACAAATCTTTTTTCCATTCTAAATGAATTAAGATTATGTATCTTAGCATCTGAGCCATACTTACGATACTCAATCCAATGACAAGACTTGTGGATAATATCTTCCCAAGTAGTTTGAGAATTTATTTTCCAAGTTCTTGATCTGCACCAAGTATGTCTATTACCTGATGTGGTTTTGAACTCGTAATGTTTTGGTAAAGGCTTATTCATCTCTAAACGATAGAGTCTTTTGATAACTGAAATACATTCTTTGAATGTTGGTTTCTTGTTATCATTTTCATCTTTCATTTTTTGATGAATAGGATTAATAAATTGATCGTAGTCCTCTCGGTCTACTTTTTTATTTATGATTTTTTGTATTTGCATATTTGCTCCTAGTAAAAAATCACCAACCAAATCTTTAAAGCAGTATCCATAGCCATTTATGGACTTACCTTAAATATGTTGGGGCAGACTTCCTGTCAGCTCGGAATCCTTTGGGCTTGTAGATTATTCCTGTCACCTAATCTCACCAGTTCCCATTGGGCGATTCCCAACGACTTTTTATAGAGTATCTTTTTCTCACTCTTATATATAAGTATATACAATATGGGTAAGAATGTCAAATTTATTTTGCTATGTAAGTTATTGATTTATAAAGTAATTTATATTATTTTTTTATTGACATTGTACCCATAATGTGCTATCGTATATATAAGTAAGGTAAATAAATTATCTTGCATAACAAAAGAGAAAATCATGAAACATAAAAAATATAAATTAGACAGTAGTTCACCAGTAAAAAAAATGGGGTCTGCTAAAGAAACAAAAAAAATAAAAGAATATTATCTTTCTTTCTTTGATAAAGAAAAAGAAACTCCAAAGACTTTGCAAGATAAAATGTTAAAAGTTTTAATTGCAGATGGTTGGCGTGAGCCTGATGGAGTCAAACCTTATTGGACTTTCAAAAAGAATAAGATGATTGAATACTTTGACAGGGCGTTCCCAAAACATAAGCGTAGCATATTAAATGCTAGGCTCAATGAACTAATGAAAGTGGCAGTTATAGAAAAGTCTGTTAAGTACAAAACTAAACCATACTTAATCAAAGGGAGATGTTGGGATAGCAGAGTCAAACAAATAGAGTCAACATTAGAAGATAAAACAGTTGAGGAGTTATGCACTAATGTAATTATGGGTAATGACCCAGTAAGGAAAGCTAGGTTTATCACTGATAATGGTACTCAAGGCAGAGTCGATAAGTAAAACTCAAAACTACATTAAGGGTAGATGTCAAGTCTACCCTTTTTTTATGCCTGTAAATCAGATAGACTTTCTATATGAAAGTAACAAATGAAATATTGATGCGTGAGATTATTGGTCTTAAAAAAGCAGTCGATCAAAACACAAAAGATATTGTTGAGCTAAAACAAATAGTGGCTCAAGGTAGAGGCGTATTTAAGACATTGGCATTTCTCGGAACTATTGGTATAGCATTTTTAACATGGTGGAATTCATGAGTTTTGAAATTTTAAATCTTTTAGGTAGTTCATTGCTGGGTGGCATAATGCAGATCATGGGTGCTAGAGCCAATGCTCAACAAGAACAACAGAAGATGTTAATGCAAAGAGCAGACTTTGTAGAAAAATCTAGAGATAAGATTAGACAGATGGGAAATCCAAACTTCTTTAGCATGACAAGGCGTATCATTGCCTTGACCTGCATATTCTCAATTATATTATTGCCAATGTTAGCTGGTTTATTCCAAGTACCAATATATATTCAAACAGAAGTTACTACTGGTTCAGATTGGTTTTTGTTTAGCACAGAAACTACAAACACTGTATGGAAAGAAGTACATGGTATGCCATTCTTAGAAATGCACAAAAATGTCGTGATATCAATTATCGGTTTATATATGGGAAGTTCTATTTCCAAGAATTCATAGGAGCTTATATGGATTGGAAATTTATTTTAAAAGGCATGGGAATAATTTTTATTATGTGCCTATTGTTATCCATAGAGGCTAGAGCAGATACGACTTCAAGTGGCGCTAGTGATCTGAACCAAACTAATACAAGTGGAACAAACACAAGTATAAGTGGTGGCTATAGCCAAGAATCAACCACAAATTATCAAAGTGGTTCTAGCAGTACCACAAATAATGAAACTAATAATTCTACTAATCAAAAAACTGCTGTTAATCCAGCTAATGCACCAGCAATGTCTAGTTATGGGCAGGATAGTTGTTTAATTCCAATCACAGGCTCAACCAGTACAATATCGTTAGGCATTGCTATTGGAACTTATGTTGAGGACAAGGAGTGTTCTGTTAGAAAGACTGCAAAATTGCTCAAGCAAATGGGTTTATCCATAGCTAGTATTGCACTTCTCTGTGAAGAAATGCCTATGGTGAGAAATGCGCTAAGGGTGAGTGGAACGCCTTGTCCACTTTTGCATGAGGGGAAAAGTTATATTGGTGAAGAGGCTATGAAGATATTAAACATGAGAGAAAAAAATAAAACAAAGGTCGATAGCAAACCATCAATGACTTGGAATAAAAAATGATTAAGTTCTGTGTAGAATTGCCCAGTAAACTTTATAGAAATGCACGAGAGATCAAATCTGCAACATTGATTTTAATGATAATTGCAGTTTTTACCTTAAATGCTTGTTCAAGGCACTCAATTACTTTAGGTGATATGATTGTTCATGGGAGCAACGAGCAAGAAATTTATGCTCCAGTAAGAAAATGAAATATTTAATACCACTATTATTCCCACTAACTTTATTTGCTGAAACTCAAACTACTTCTAATTTAATTATTAATGGTAATTTTGAGTCAGGAAATTCCAATGGTTGGACTACATCAGGTAGCGTTCAGGTAATTAATGATTGTTGCACATTAAATAATGTACCGAGCAACTATGATATAGAATTTGGTGACACTGGTTCAATAGAACAGTCTTTTGATCTTACATCTGATCTAATAACTCAACCTATGCTTAACAATGGGATTACTTTAAATTCTATTGTAGAAGTTCAAAATGGAGAATGTTCTTTGAGTGGTTGTTGGGCAGGAGCAAATCGAGGTGGTTATGATAGTTTTACAATTAGGTTGCAGGTCAGAGATTCAGATAACAATGTACTAGCGACTACCAGTCAAACTCGAACAGAACCCACTGGAATTGCAGGAGAATATTTTAACGATTCAATAAGTTTTACAGGCATTGGTAGTAATATTGGCAACCTAAGAATATCAGGAATAGATGGAAATGCTCCATCAACGCTGGGGGGCGTTAATTTAGACAATATTAGTGCTTTTTTAATTTATGATGATGAGGTATTAAGTCAAACACAAACAACAGAAATTAATACAACAGTAGAAACAATAGAAGAAACTTTAGAATTTACAGAAAACAAAATACCTGAAATACAAGAATTATTTGTAGAAGAAATAAATTTAGAACTATTAGCAAAACCTGAGATTATTGAAATACAACAAGAATTATTTATTGAAGAAATAGCAACTAAAGAAATAAACACAGGAATTATTAACATATTTAAAGAACCTGAAATTATAGAAAACTTTGAGCAAGAAGAAATGCCAATGGAGAATATTTACAATGAAGAGATCAAAACAACAGAAATTGAACAACAACCAATTCAAGAAAAAACAGGAAATGAGAATGAACAAATATCAGAAACAAGTGAAACAAGACTTGCTGAAGAGCCTAGACACGAGAGCAGTGGTGAACAAAAACAAACAGTCAATGAACCAACTGAAGAAAGAGTTGCTGTTAGCGAATCAGAGGGAAGAACAGAAGAAACTGATACAGTCGCAGAAAGTAGCGCACAAGAGCAAAATGAAGATGATACAGTTGTGGAAGAAACTGAAAGAACATCTAATACTGATGATGAGGCAGTTGCAGATAATGGAAATACAGATCAAGCAGAAAGTGAGGAGCTGGTTTCAGTAGAAGATATGATAAAAGAGGTAAATGCTACCATCACAAGGGTTGATCTAAGATTAATTGCAACCCAACAAATACTGGCTAAAGCAATGGTCAGCAACTTAAACATTGACAGTTATTACAAGTCAGATAATAATGTCTTTAATAAACGAACTTTTGATGGTGGTGAATTTTATGAAACGAGAAAATACATTGATGAAAGAAATTTGGTGGCTCAGAATGAGGGTGCATATTTTGACCCTCTCAATGAGCATCAAGAAAAACTACAAGAAATTAATGATAAAATTAGGATTTTAGAGGGAAATTAACATGGGTGATCTAGGTATAAAAGAGTGGCTTGG